AAAGCATACCTGGACTTTCAGCATCTACCTGTCCATTGGGTTATTGGAGAGGATGGGATGATAAAGTAAGTGCAGTTCCACCTTTTAATATAATTTGATCATAAATACCTCTAGGAAATTATAGGTGTAGGGTATGGCTGAACCTGCCAGTAGGACGCAACTAAAAGATTATTGTTTGAGAAAGTTGGGATTCCCAGTTCTGGAAGTCAATGTGGATGATGATCAGATAGAAGACTCAATTGATGATGCTCTTCAATATTATCGTATGCGTCATTATGATGGTGTTGAACTTGCATACATGAAGCATCTTTTGACTGCTGATGATATGACAAGACTTTCTGGTCAAGATACAACTACTACAGTTGGTACTGCTCCCAATACAACTGAATGGAAAACAAGAGATAAGTATCTTGAAATGCCTTCTGATGTTGTTGGTGTATCTAAAGTCTTTGGCCTTGCAAGTAATGCTGTAAGGAATAACCTATTTGGTATTGAGTATCAGATCTTCTTGAATGACTTGTATGCTGTAGGTTCTCTTGACTTCCTTAACTATTATATGGTTAAGACTTGGATGGAGACTATGGACATGGTACTTAATAATGGTGCTTTTGTTCAGTTCAGATTTAACATGAGACAGGATAGATTATATCTTGATGTTGGACAGGATATGATGAATGAGGATGTTCATGTTATTGTTGAATGTCATAGAGCATTAGATCCTGATACTTATACTCAAGTTTATAGTGATGTATTTTTAAAGAAATATACTACTGCTTTAATAAAAAGACAGTGGGGCCAGAACTTAATTAAGTTTAATGGTATCCAACTTCCTGGTGGAGTTGCCATTAATGGTAGAGCTATCTTTGAAGATGCAGAGAAAGAAATTGCTGAGATTGAAGAATCTTCAAGCAGTACATACGAATTACCACCATTTGACATGATCGGATGAAAAAAGTATACTTTCCTCAATACGGTGGTGTCGCTACCGAACAGAATCTGGTACAAGACTTGGTTGATGAACAAATCAAGTTGTTTGGATCTGATGTGTTTTATATTCCTAGGATACATTTAAAAGATAAGTCTCTTGGAGAAATCATACAGTCTGAATTTAGTCAGAGTTATATGATTGAAATGTTCTTGGTAAATGTTGAGGGATTTGGTGCTGGTGCTGAGTTTGTAAGTAAGTTTGGTCTAAGAATAACTGATGAGATAACCTTTGTCGTATCACGTAGAAGGTGGGAACAGTCTGCTAATCCAGCATTAAACCTTGCTGTAGATGGTAGGCCTAATGAAGGAGATCTAATCTACTTCCCAATGACAGAAGATCTATATGAAGTTAAGTATGTTGAAAGAGAGAATCCTTTCTTTCAATTAGGAAAACAGTATTTCTATCAACTCACTGCTGAGATATATGAGCAGGGTGCTGATAAGTTTGATACAGGTATTGATGAGGTTGATGATGTAGAGAGACAGTTCAGTAATATTACTACATTAAATGTTGGACTTACTACTAGACAGACGGCCACAGGAACACTTGCTGTTGATACAAATGGTGTAATTACAACAGGAACTGTAACACTTGCTGGTACTGGATATAATACACCACCTAATATTACCATTGGTAATGCTCAGGGTGGTACTGGTGGTATCATTACAACATCTATATTAGATGGTGGTGTAACTACTCTTACTGTTGCCAATGGTGGTAGTGGGTATGACCCAAGTAACTTACCAACTATTACAGTAGATGCTCCACCAGAAGCAATTCAATTTGTTAATGACGAGCATGTAGTTATTGGTGGATTTACACAGCAGGGTGGAGGAAGAAGTTGGACTTCTTCTAATAAGGTAATCACTGTTACTGCACTTGGTGCATTTGATTCTATATTTGCTACAACTACACAGAAGAAATACTTCTACTGGAAGTTTGAAGATAAACGTATTAGTTATGTTTATCAATATAATGGTACTACTGCAACTACAGTTCAGGGATATTTTTATTATGATTCTGTAAATTCAAAGTATATTATTAATGCTTGGGAAGACACATCAACCAATGGTGGCCAGGCAACAGTATATGATCTAATGAGTGCTACTATTGCTGAGGTAGCAGATTGGAATGGTGTTACTAATGTACTTGAAGTTATGAACCGTACAGGCAATTTCCTAGATGGTGACATGATTAGGGGGGTTGAATCTAATGCCATATATACATTAGGGGATTTCTCTACTATTGACAATACAAGTACAGAGTACGATCAGAATAAAGCAATTGAAGATGGTGCAGATGACTTAATTGATTGGGGTGAGAAGAACCCATTTGGTGAATTTGGTAATTATACAGGTAGCTTCTGATGTTAGGAACACAATTTTACAATCAAGCAGTTAGAAAAACTGTTATATCATTTGGTACTCTCTTTAATAATATTGAGTTAAAGAAAGTTGTTGATGGACAAGTATTAGAGACAGAGAAAGTTCCTCTTGCTTATGGTCCAAAGCAAAAGTTTTTATATAGACTTCAAGGTAATCCTACCGATGGTAAGAAGGTAGCAATTACCATGCCACGTATGTATTTTGAGATGACTGGGATTGATTATGATTCGTCAAGGAAGACACCTGCTACTCAAAAGTATAAAGCAGTTGTTAGTCCTAATAGTGAGGAAGCTGCAAAGGAAGTAAGAACACAATATGTCCCTGTCCCATATAATATTTCATTTGAAGTTGGTATCCTTGCTAAGTCACAAGATGACGGCCTTCAGATATTAGAGCAGATTCTTCCTTTCTTTCAACCATCATTCAACATGAGTCTTAAGTTCATTCCTGATATGAATGAAACGAGAGATGTTGCTGTTGTTTTAAATAGTGTTGATTTTGATGATGATTGGGAAGATGATTTTAGTACGAGACGAAGTATAACTTATTCAATGCAGTTCACTGCTAAGTCTTATATCTACGGTCCCTACAGTAAGGCAAGTGTTATCCGTAAGTCTAAGATTATTGAAACTATTGGCGATCAAAATGTTAACAAGCGTCATGTTGAATTGACATATACACCCAAAGCAAAAACAGATATTAATGCAGATGGTAGCATAGATGCTTCTGATGATGCATTAGTATCTGCTGATGATGATTTTGGATTTAATGAAGGGATGAACTTCTTATGAATACCCTAGAAGAAAATATGGAAGAGATGTTGGATATTGATGTATCCAATACTCCTGAAGGTGGATGCACAACTAGGAAGAAACAACTGAAGGATGTTAATGAAGACATAGAAAAAGATTATGCGTATACTAGAGGAGAACTCTACTCACTCATAGATCAGGGTCAGGAGGCGGTCAGAGGTGCCTTAGAAGTTGCTCAGGAAAGTGGGCATCCAAGAGCATATGAAGTCGCTGTAGCGGCAATGAAGCATGTCTCAGACATGACAGATAAACTTGCTGATCTACATAAGAAGATGAAAGACCTTGATGAAGATAAGAAAGGTCCAAGTAAGGTTACTAACAATGCTATGTTTGTTGGTAGTACATCAGAACTTCAAAAAATGCTAAAACAAATGAGTGGAGGTAAACGCTAATGGCATATCAAAGAAGAGATAAAGATAATGCAGTTGCTGATCCTCAACCTGGCAGTACAACTGTCAACCAGTTTTCTGGTACTGAAGGTTGGGCAACAGTTACATATAAGAATTGGAATGATGATTTCCAAGCAAGGAAATCTGATAATTCAACAAGGACACCTGGTGCATTTCAAGCAAGAACTTCCGCTAATGCAACTAGGACTCCTGCTGCATATCAAAGAAGAAATACAAGCAACAGCTCAGTATCTGCATAGTAAATTGACAAATCCTGACATTTATGTTAGAGTGCCTGACAGAGACGTTATAATTACTATATGATGCAATGCCGAATATGCAATTCAAGGAATGCGATATACACCGTTTAGTTACGGCATGTAAAGTATATCAGGAACAAACGGGATCAGAATATATGTGGGATGAGTATGAACATCTCATACGTAAACTGCATAATTATGAAAATGATATTTCATGTCCTGAATGTGTTGTATGTGATGTACACTCATGAATGAATTATTCGTTTTTTATTATAAAGCCTACTATAAGCAACATGGACAAACATGATATACCATTCATAGGAGACTTCTATACTAAAGCACAAGTAGATCAAATGATTACTGATGCTCTTAAGGAAGCAAGAAAGATTGATGAAGAGTCCATGCGTAAGC